GAACACTTTCTGCACAGAAAGGGGATACTGGACTTCATAGAGAACCGTGGAAGAAGCATGAAGGAGCGAAATCTAAGGGAACTCGGAATATTGCCCCCTCTTGAACAACCCTTAACAGAGCAACCCGTCGTGCCAATACCAGATGTCCGAGGAGAAGCCAGAGGAGAAAGAGGAATCCAACCACCCATGGAAGGGCGTCAAATGGACAAAGATCCCAAAGATCCACGGGAAGTCCCTGAATCGAAGGTTAGAGAGGCAAAAGAAGAAACTCCTGAAATTCAACCAGAGAATAAAGTGGAACCTACCGCGCCGAAAGAAGAACTAGGTATGCCACAGCCCCCAGAGGGCAAGCCTCCGAAGGTCGAGGATATCGCTGCGGAGGCAAAGGATGTCACATCAAAGCCCCCAGAAGCAAATGCTCCAAAACCGAAGAAGAAGAAAAGGCCCACTTCAAAGAAAGTCGTGAGCGATGTTCCTCCTTCGCCTAAAAAGGCCATGCCAAAGAAACCTCAGAAGAAAACCAAGACTCCTCCTGCAAAGAAGAAGGATGATTTCAAAATTCCAACAATGATAAGCGAGGGCACTGATAGAGATGTGGTGGACAGAATAGTCATATTGGCAGAGGAGGGTAATGATGAAGCATACACAACCCTGTTGAACAATTCTGCCGAACTAGAGGATTATTTCCCTGAAGCGCATGAGAAATACGAGGAACTCCGATCAATGCGGAAGTCCTTCATTCTCAAGGACCCATTTGCAAATCCCTTCCACAATCCGAACTTCCTTGATGTTGTCAACATAAAGAGGGAAATGGCCGAACCCATGTCACCAATCATCAAGAGCCATCCGATACAAGAGAGAGTCAAGCCGGATATCGGTTTCGACACTGTTGAGGGAGATGACCTATCTCTCCTTCCAGCCTCGATATTCATGGGGCAAGACAACTCAGTCGGCATGGATGACATGAGTTTGCTGCCGACGGGGTGGAGAAATGAGTGAGGCCGTCGCTGAACTTACGAGCAAAGTCGATTTCGACATGGGAAGGCGAGACTTCAAGTTCTTCTTTGAGGACATATGCGGATTCCAACTAGCGCACTTTCACGACGAGTGGTATGAGACTGCTCAGAACAACAAGAAGATATGCGTCATAGCCAGTCGTGACCACGGCAAGTCTGTGTTCTTCAGATGCTATCTCCTCTGGAGAATGGCATACAACCCCGGCACAGAGGTTCTCTTCTTCAGCCATAGCCAGCATCAGTCGATAGATCACATGGCAAAGATGGACGAACTCATCATGACTACTCCCGCTCTAGCGCATCTCAAGCCCAAGAGAGGATGGGCGAAGCAGTTGTTCAAGATGTCGAACAAGTCATCCATACGAGCCATGTCCGTCGGCAAGGCCGTTCGTGGGGCCCACCCTGACATAGTTGTCCTCGATGACATACTTTCAAGCGAGGCCCAGACTCAATTGAAGCATATATCCACATGGTTCTATACCGCTCTACTACCTGTTCTGCATCACACTGCCCAACTATGCATCGTAGGCACACCGTTCTCATACACAGACCTGTATTCGGAATTGAAGAAGTTGGAGGGATACGCCGTTAAGGAGTATCCTGCCATCAACGAGGCGACTGGTGAACCGCTGTGGCCTGAGAGGTGGAACCTAGACGCCCTCAATCAGAGGAGGAGCGAGATGACATCAATAGCGTTCACCCGCGAGTATCTATGCAAGCCCATTGCAAGCGAGGCGAGTCTCTTCCCAGAGGAGATGCTGGAAGGTGCGAAGGATGATTCTCTGTCTCTATCTTACTATCCTGAACCGGATGGTGAATACAACTACTACATCGGATGGGATCCGGCTATCAGCGCCAATAGAAGTGCTGACTACACATGCATGATGGTCATTGCCATGGATGAGAACAGGAAGAAGCACGTTGTCCATGTTCATCATGAGAAAGGCATGGATTTCAGTTCTCAGATTGACAAGATAATAGAACTCAATGCGAGATTCAATCCAGTCATCATAGAATTGGAGACTAACAACTTCGCTATGGCATTCAATCAAGTTTTGAATGAGATAAGCGATTTGCCGATCAAGCCCTTCAACATGAATAGAATGAAGAAAGAGGCATTGATACACACGCTTCAATTGCACTTTGAGCAGAAGCATCTTCTCATACCATACTCAGATGAAGGATCGACAAAGAGACATATGAACACCCTATTGAATGAACTCTCCATGTTCACCATGCTGGACAATGGGCGGATGGAGAGCCTCGGTGGTCATGACGATATGGTCATGGCATTGTCACTCGCCGTTCAGGCTACTAAGGAATACAGGGAAAATATAGTCATCCTCGATGGCAGTCTATGGCAAAAAAGGTTGGGGATAGCAGATGCGTGACGTTGAGTATATACACCCGTTGACAGGAGTATCATCGTTGACAGACGCGCTCATCAAGATTGGAACCGACGCCGAGGAGCAGGCATTAGCCGCAGAGCAGGATGCGGCCAAGAAGAAACTTGAGGCCGTTGAGGACAAGAGGCGCAAGATGAAAGAAGAGGATCAACAAGGTAATCCTACTGGAAGGGAGGATGCTGACATAATGGGTATGAATAACCCGATGTCAGATACACCAGAGCAACCCGGAACAGAACTGCCATCCAGTCCAGTTCCTATAACAAGATCATGGTTCATAGACAACTATGGGATGACAGGAAGAGAGGTTGCTGACCTATTGATCAAGGCGAACGACCTCCATACTTTGGACTCTATCCAAGAACTTCTGAAGATGGAAAAGATGGCAATATTGGACTACTTCCCCGGTGTTTCTCCATCTATGGTCGATGAGTTGCCCATAACCGACTTGGACTATGATGCTCTTAACAAGCACACGAATAGACTTGAGTTGCCATTCAGAAGATTCGTCAAGTCTTGGTCTTCATCAGATGATGAGGGTAAGAAGAATGCTGAGATGCTGTGGAGATCGACGGTTGACAAGACAGAGCGTTTGTCTCAAAGGGAGCAGAACATCCTTACCAAGTGCAAGGATGTCATTATCGAAAGAGGCGCACTCAATGCTCAGACATTGAAATCATATGGCGTGTCGGCCAGTGCAGCAGAGATATCATCTCTAATCAAGTCACATGGTTTCCTGTATGACATACTAGCAGTAGGCCAATTCAGCAAGTCGGTCGGCAGGGGGTTGTTCTATGATGTCAAGAGATACAACATCATGCTCAAGGATGCAGACAGGTTCCTTGCAGGGTTGATAGAGACAGGGGGAGAGATTAAATTAGATTCTCGACTGAATCCTCGTATTGAAATGAAGTTCCATGCACCAAATGCACCATGGTATGCAGACGCTCTGAAGTCTGAGTTGGGCGTTGAAAACATATTTGCAGAAGGCGTAGGAATAGTCATAGAAGGAGACTTCGCCGTCAAGAAGGCATTGGACTTGTCTCTTCCATACATGAATAATCATGAAGATGCGAATCTTCTATCCAAGGCTTTGGATGGCAATAGGAATGCATTGATCGTGTTTGCACATGAGCGTTCCGACAATCCCAAGCACAAAGCCGATCTCCTGAAATCAAATAACATATCTTACGACCATTATGCTAAGATGAAAGAGGAGGTGTTGACTCTTGGTTGATGATAAAAGGATGGCTAAACTGTTCGCTGCTGTTGGCATGGACATGGAGAGGCATAGTACGCCGCTCCCTGCAATGCCACTTTTCACATCAGGGATACAGGAGCCACCTCTGCTTCAAGGCATAACGATACCCGCCCTATATGCTGCTGCATACGAGTGCATGGTATTGAGGTCCATCCTTCAGCATCTATCCGTCGAGACATTCAGAAAGGGATGGGACTGGAAGCCAAAGTTTGTCGTGAAGTGCAAGGAGTGCGGACAAAAGCATAACCAAGAGGTCGAGGCATGTACTGCGTGTGGCGGTGAGACGAGGAAGGCCGACAAGGGACAGATAGAGTATGCCGAGACGGTTATTGGGGGATTCAACAGGATGACGCAATCATTCATCGATGTCCTTCGTGAGATCGAGATGGACCTCAACATAGTGGATGATGCATACATCATACTGACCAAGGAGTATTTCGTTGACCCCTCGACAAAGCAGCCCATGTTCTTCAGGATAAAGGAAGTATCAAGGGCAGACCCCATATTCATGAGGATACTCGCCGATAAGAGAGGAGTCAGAGGCGGCTCCCAATACACAAGTCTCGTTGACAGGTCATTCAGATCATCAGACCCTGAGGCCAAGTGTCCCAAGAGCGGGATGCCAGTAGTCCCGATTCATTACATGAATCTAGCAGGTGTGGGTAACGGCCAAGTATATACTGAGGGAGAGGTCATACACCTATCCAAGTGGTCCCCCTCTAAGTTGTACGGAAGAAGCCCTGTTGCAACGATGTGGCGACAAGTCAACACGCTGATTGCCATGGACAACTACGTCTATACCGCATATCAGAAGAGGAGGATGCCTCGCGGTGTCATGGTCATCAAGTCATCCAACATGGAGACTGTCGAGCGGACAGCGAGAAACATACAGGAGCATCTTGAGAGAGATCCGAGTTATATCCCTACTATTGGGGTCGAGACGGAGACTGGCCGAGGAGGTTTGGAGTACGTCAGAATGATGGACACCCTTGAGGAACTACAATACATACCGATCAAGGACGATATACGCCAAAGGATATCTGCATTCTACGGGGTGTCTAACGTATTCATGAATGATGTTTCTGGTGGAGGACTTAGCAATGAGGGTATGCAGATAGTAGTCAGCAACAGGTCAGTTTCCTATTCTCAATCCATATACAACAGACTTCTATTCCCAAAACTTCTGGATTCTTTCGGCATCGATGAATGGGACATAACGCTGACACCGCATGAGGAAGAAGATGAAATCATGCAGTTGAGAAGAGATGAGATGGCCATAAGAAACATGATGAGCATGAAGCAGGCTGGATACGAGGCGCACTTGAGAGATGGCGTCGATGAGAAGTATCTCGTCTTTGAGTATCGTGAGCCGTCTCAGGAGGAGATAGCCGCTGCACAGGAGGCACAGGCAGCAGCCCAGCAAGGCGGAGGAGGGGGAGAACCTGTCCAGAAGGCCAATCTCAATGCTGCACTGGTCACTACCGCAGATAACGATCTCCCTCCGATCTCGCCCTTGACGGTATCCCAGAGGAACAGCGGGGGCAAGATGCCCAAGAACACCAAGAGGAACGAGGGTGGACATGCCAAGAACTCGACTGAGCAGAAGGACGAGAGAACCCCTGAGGAGAAGGCGGTCGATGCCAAGTTGAGAAGGGCAGGGGAAGTAGGCGAAAGAGGCTCCCCAAAAAAGGAAGGCTGATTAAGGATAGTCCGGCAAGAGAGTGATGAGCGACATGACTGAAGGTTTCGATATTCTAAGCAAAATGGACCCAATGGCTAGGAGGGCACTTGCTTCCATGGAAGCCATGACCAAGGCCATTGAACTAAACAATAGGGACGACATAGAGAAGCATCTATCGTCTGCTCGCAACGCCCTTGACATCTTAACAAGGGATCTCAGCCTCCACGACTCGCTCGTAAAGAACCTCGTAGAGAGTGATTTCTCGCAGGTTGGAATCATAAGGAAGTTCGACAACTCCGAATCGAGCATCAATCAGGCTGATGGGGCAGTTGCTCTAGGCGTTGTGCGAGCGGGTCGATCAGATAGAATCTATCGCCCACACAATGTAGTCTGAGGGATAGTAATGCAGAGAAGTGAAAAAGGATCGATTTCGGAAAGACTGCGTTCTTTGCAAATCAGGGATTCCATAATCAGAAAGCAGGAAGAGATGCCTGCTGATGCAGATCCGGCCATGGCGTCCGTTCAAACACAAGCACCCATGAACATGCCATCTGCTGGTCCTGCAAAGTCTCCTATTGGAATGAAGATGGATGAGATCGACTCATCGATGTCAACTCTAGCCGAGTTGATTGTCGGCGTCAATCAAGACCTATCCACAGCCTCTGCTCACAATGTCGATATGAGGGTATTGGGTTCCATGCAGATGGATCTCATGAAACTCCAGCAATTCATGGGACAGGGACAGACTATTCTAAGGGCGCTGAAAGAGAAGCATGGCTCACTGGCACAGCATGATGTGGCAGGTATGAACGGTGGCGGCATGATGGGCATGGGAGGAATGTAAATGGGTGAAGAAAGTGACGTTAATGATGTTGTAAAGGATCTGATAGGAGAAGTGAGGAAGATGAATCAAAGGCTCCTTGCCTTGGAGAGCGAGAACAACTCCCTTAGGAAGGCGGTCCAAGACCCTTCTATGTTGATGAGGAAGCATGGATGGATGTCATTCACGACTCCACACGCAGATGAGACTTACGATCCGCTCAACAGAACTGTTGAGGATATGGAATCGACCGCAGGGCCATTCAGCGGGTCCGGCGGCATGATATCCAAATCGAGGGACGACGAGATCAAGGAATGGCAAGAAGCCGAGAGAATGCTGAACAACAGGTGAGTATATGCGTAAGTTTGACCCGATGAACGAGACACCCCTTGGACTACTGCTGAAAGAAGTAAGGATCCTGAAAGAGAAAGTTGACAGTGATCTTGCTGACAATTATCCTCCCTATGACAAGGTGACTCGCGGCGACATTATCGCTGCTGTGAAGGGCAAGAAGGGCAAGAAGGGCAACAATGTCAAGTCAAAGCCGAAAAATGACGAGGCAGGATCATACAAGTCCAATAGGGGAATGAATGGAAAGGGCTCCGATAATAAGATGGGATGCAAGATGGATAAAATGGGATGTAAAGATGATGATTGCCCGACTTGCGGCGGCAAGAAAGTCAAGAAGGCATACGGCGATGCAGGCCCCGATGTCCATAACAGTGCTACTAGATTCATGGATGTCACTGGCGGCGAGCAGGTTCAATCCGTTGGCGGATACCAAGGGAACCAAACCATGCCCAACACCAATGACGGCCCAAAGAGGACATTCATCAGCGAGGTGGCGAAGATGCCAGCATACGCACAGACTGGATATGACGTGAATTCAAACTCTCTTCACATGCACCTCACAGACGTTGGTGCGAGGAAAGGCGGACCAAACACCGCTGCCATTGAAGATGCGCTAGGCTCTCTCAGAAAGTCCGCGACTCATGGACAAATGGGTCTAATCGATGAGATAGGGAATCTCATTGAGAAGGTCTATTCCCGCCTATGAGGGGTGGGTGGATGCCAAGCGAGCAAGTCAGGCTCCGAACAGATGTAGTGCTGTCAAGCGTAATGGGAATACATCCTCCATTCGGCGAGTATGTCAGGTCGCTTCATGGCAATCAGATAACAAAACAAGACGTAGCCGTGCTGGCAACGGCTGCACCAGAGGAACCATCGCCATATTCAATGAAGCCGCTCAACTCCATGCTCGATCCCTCTGAGATGGTACTGCCAGTCAACATGCAGCAGTATCTCCAAGGACACACTAGGATATCCACATCATACCTATCTGACTGGCCTGTCGCATCTCCTGAGAACAGGTTTGGAGAGCATCACCCCTTCGGTATGAAGTCGAACTCATGCCCGTTGCTACATGGCGCGGCGCATGGCGACCCCCATTATATCGATCACGTCCTGTCCTTCATAGAGAAATTAGAAGATCATAGCGATAGAGAAAGATCATTGAAACTCACCTTGGACGAGAAGAGACTCTTCGGCGATCCTGTCGATTCGATGAAGGATCACTTTCAAATTGATAGGTACAGATCGAACTCATATGAGCCTGACAGCGATTACATGGAATCGAAGAAAAAGGATCTATCCGATTCATACGGTTTGCTCCCATACTTGTTCGGCATGGAATTCCAAACTGCCGACCAAAGAGATGCTGCATTGGAGATTCTATCGAGTCTGGCTGCATCCTCTGACCAAGACTCCGTAGAGGCGAAGTATGCCATCGGAAAGTTTCAGGAGAAGGCAGGGATAAAATGGGACAGGCTAGTTAGGAATTGGAGAGACAGATTCACTCCTCTTGCTGCATGGTGGATAAGGCCAAGCGACAGAAGCGGACCCACGTCTCCCGCTCCGTCTGATTCTGCCTATGATACACTCACATCCCCAGTAGGCGGTGAAGAAGATGGACACAATTACCACTGGTGGGAGCCATTCCAGTATTGGGGCGGGGTCGGACGGAGCCTCCAGAGCCTATCTCAGATAATGAGTCAGTCATATCCAGACATATTTGGTCAAGGGTGGCTGAAGGACTTCCTCATCAATGGCATACCGCTTGAGGGCCAGCACATGATTAGCGGATCCCATTTCCCTGCCAAGGCCAACATGCATCCTGAGATGTCACATGTCCTCACATCCGCATCCCAGATGGATATGCATGAATTTGAGCGTAAGAGATCCAACTGGAGTCATGCATCCAACCATCATCATCTGCACCCATCTGAGATAAACGGACAGGGCAGTAGGACAGTTCTCCCATCGGATCAGATGAGAATGAGCAGGTTCGGTCGTTCTCTTATGCAGGTTTCCGAGATGGGAACTCCTATGATCGGATTGTTCAGAACTGAGCATCCAAACTCAAATGCGGACTTCCATGAGTTGCACAACCAGCATTTCACGAACTCAGATGATGTTATGGTCCGAGCGGTGACGAAGATGGCTGCGGACGTATATCGACAGTTCGGACCAGATGTATTAGCACCCACTGATGTTCAGAACATAGATGCCAACACGATTGCTAGAGGAAACATACAGCAGTTGGTGGCAGCGGCTAACTATCAGTTGATGAGAGGAAAGGGAGATTATGTGAACATGGAGGCACAGACTCCAATGATTGAACTCGGCATGGCCAATATGGCTCCCGGAAAGATGGGTCCTGTATCATCAAGCAGTGAGGCCGTCGTCCCGCCGATCTTCAACACTGGCAACACAGATGCATGGGGCCATGAGATGCCATCCACTCTGACATGGAAGTGGAATGAAGAGGAGGACAAGATAGAATTCGGCATGACTGAGCAACCATTCACCCTCTTACAGAGAACTGCACACGAAGGGCTTGTTTCTGCTGCTGACATATCATATGCCAATAGAGTGGTATCGAGCAAGAAGGCGGAGATAGGCGCTCTCGCCCCGAATGAATATGGTTATCCTACCATGACTATGGATCTCCACAAGTCTGATGATTACGAGCCGAATGGTGTATTCATCAAGACGATAGAACCTGCTCACACTGTCAAGGACATCAATGACATGGAACACTTGAAAGGGTTCAGCGGGGATTGGGTCGTCCAGAAGAAACCCAAGGGAGAACATATGTTAGTAGAGAGAAAGGGAAGGAGGCTCAAACCAACGGATCTTCCTGATGATGTCAAGAAGTCCCTCAAGGAAATAAAAGGAGATTTCGTCTTCGACAGTTATCTATCAGATGGTGTTCTCCACGTTGTTGACTTACTATTGCATAAAGGAACAGATATGCACATGGAACCACTTGAAGACAGGGTGAATGCCTTGAGAACCATGTATAACACGACAGAAAACGTGCATTTTCCCTCTCCATCAAATTGCAACCATTCCGATGAAGAAGGTCTAATCAAGACCATAGCCAGCATGAAGGGCGACGATTTACTTGTAAGAGATGCGAAGTCAACATTCATGAAAGGCAAAGACGTTCATCCAAAATGGGTTTTACTTGCTCAGGATGAAGTTACTAAATCATCTATACCATATCCTCTTCCTGAGATAGATGTCAAACTGAAAAAGGACATACTCATGCTCCATTACCCTTCGATATACGATCCAGTCATTGTGAAGATGAACTCTGATGATAACGGTATATTCATCGAATCATACGATGGTATGCCCCATCTAATCAAGAACGCGAAGGACCAGATATCTTTGTGGGGGCCAGTGGTCGCATCGATCATCAAAGAAGGCGGCGGCGGCGGAGTAGCCGGGGGAGGAGCCGCGTCGTCAGGCGGAGGGACAGTGACATCATCCACTCCCGGAACATACAATGCGACTCATTCCATAAGGCCTATGAGAAGAAGAAAGAAGAAGATAGAAAAGGCTCCTGAGGTCAATGACGAAGACACGGATGACATGTCTCAAACGATGGCCTCTGTAAGGAGGTTTATCGATAACGAGAATAGATCCCTGACTGCTAAAGAGATAATATCAGAATTCCCAAAGTTGACTGAGAAGAAATTGGATAAATTCGCAAATGAGTATGGCATAGAGAGAGCAGAGGACGGCAAGTGGACTCTCAATGAGGCGATAGACGACGACATCATAGAGAACTTCGCATTCCCGCGCATGAACAGGGCATCTGCTGACGGCGGCGCTTGGTCTGGGATGCAGGCAGACATAACAGCACCCACAGGACCCACTCAAGTCACAGATGAGGAAAACACGACATTCGGCAATCCCAGACAGGGAGAATATGACGACAAGGAGCCACTTGATTTCAAGCCCATGCAGATGAGGGTGATGACTGAAGATGGGCCTGCTGTTATACGATTTGAGGGAGAAACAGCAATTGTCGAGATCCCGCCGGAAAAAAAACCTGAATCAGAATCTGAAAACATGGTACAGGAAGCCAATCGTACTGATGAAGTAGTATGATAGTCCTAACATGACTGTCATGATTCCTTTGATATACCATTGAGATAAGATGGGAATTTCGATGACTGCCATGGCTGCACCAATGCCTACACTATCTTGGTCAGCCGTAGGTGCAGATTTCCTTCTCAAGTCCGTCGTTGGCGATGATCTCTTCGTCGCAGGTTACGCAAGTGTTGACATGGTGGACAAGCAGGGAGACAGAATCCCTACCGTTGCTCTGAAGAAAGCCTTCGGTCAATTCATGACGAACAAGGCATTCAGGAACGTGCAACTGGCTCACAGCGGCATTCAAGTCGGCGAGGTCGTTGACAACCACACTGATTCAGATGGTCGAGTGTGGAAGTCAGAGGTTGACGACCATGGACTCTTCGTCGTATGCAGGATACGCAGCGACATACAGAAGGCCCGTGAGGTCCAGAAGCAAATTAGGGACGGCGACCTCCGTTCCTTCTCCATTGGCGGACAAGCACTGTTCCGCGTTTCCAAGACGACCCCAGAGCATGGGTCGCATCGTGAGATTACCGACCTTGAATTGCATGAGATCACACTGTGCAAGAAGGGAATTAACCCTGAGGCGCGGTATTCAATCTTAAAGATGGATAACACAAATGAAACGGTGAAAAAAATGACTGAAACAGCAGAAGCATTGACAGAGATAAGAGACAGCCTCGCACATGTCCTAAAAGCACTCGACAAGGGTGAAGAGAAAGACATGAAAGAGGAGAAAGAGATGAAAGAGATGAAGGGTATGAAAGAGGACAAATTGTACGCCGAGGACAAGATGAAATCCGAGGAGAACGTCGATGGCGCTCTTGCATACATTGACACTCTTGAGAAGTTCGTCCATGACGCAGGTGTGGACCTAGACTCCATCCGCTCGCGGTTCGGACTAGAGAAGGCCTACATGGTCGGCGTTGACGGCCAAGGTGGATATTCCCACCGTGGTCAGGGCGACGAGATCGGCAGCGGCGAGGATGCATCAGAGGCAGCAAAACCTGCTCTAGCAGCACCCGGCGGCAACAAGTACGTCATCAAGACTGGCGGCGTTCCTAACATGAACATGAATGCTCCAAGCGGTGGATCCAATGTAATCAAGGCCGGAGACGTAACTCCAGAAAGCCTTGAGAGAGGATACAGGGCATACGCAGCAATGAGAGATGAAGAGTCCCTCAAATCTGTCGTGAAATCAGATTGGGAAGCAAGATACAATGCAGAGACTGCTCGCGCTGAAGAAGTGCGAAAGTCCCGCGATTACTCTGGCCAGATCGACGCCTTGAAGGCTGAAATCTCCAGCCTACGATCCGAGAGCGCAGACATAGTGAAGTCTGCCTCCGCAGTACCTGAAACAGACATCAGAGTCCCCACCAACGAAGAATTCTCCCAGATGGGTGATGGAATCGACGGATGGAGAGCCACTGAAGAACTCGCAAGGAGGGCTCTCAGAGGGGAATAATTCCTTTCTATGGAGATAACTAGAGGTGAATAAGATGAGTGGATCAAGAGGATACATACGAACAATAGAAGACATGGAGCGGCTTTACTACGGAGCCGGAGCCGGATCGAACGCATGGGCATACAGTGGCACTGACCTTCTAAAGGCAGATTCCCCACTGGTATCGTCCACAACTGGTACATACCAAGCAATATTTGGCCGAAAGGTGTGGTCGCAACTCAACCAAGAGTTCAACGCCTTCTCAATACTGCCAAAGAAGCCATGGGAGAAGTCCGGTTGGAGGGTCGTCACAGACAAGCCATCCTTCACAAAGGGAGGCGGTCTGCCAGAGAACGGCACTCTACCAGAAACCAGCAAGCCAGAATTCGCAGAAGTGGCTACCAAACCCAAGACAGTTGCTCACACATTCGATCTGAGCGAGACTGCAATGTTCCTAGCCGACAAAGATGACGGTCTAGGAGATGCAAGGGCTGTCATGAAGATGGAGATGTCGAAGCACCACGCAGAACACATCAACAGAATGCTACTAGCAGACTTAGATACCCCAGCAGGAAACGACTTTGAGTCGATTGACAGGGCAACTTCCTCCGCATTCGTGGAACTTGCCAGTTCTTTCAGCGATGTGAGCGTGACCAGCGACCACAACCAGTATAACATCACCAGAAGCAACCAAAGCACCCGCCAGTGGTATGACGCAAACGTCGATGCTGGAACGGGCAGCACTGAGAGGCCTCTGACTCTGAACATCCTTGACGGTATGTTCCGAAGCATCTGGGAGCGCGGTGGACAGCCAAAGGTCATCCTAACTGGCTACGACACGCTTGAGAAGATCCAACAA